TTATTAGGTCAAAGTGGTGGAGAATATCAATTTTTAGAACTTAATGACAGCCCTGCCGCCAACACCTTTAATACTCAACAAGTTTGGAACGGTGTTTTACCAACAAGCGATGTGTTCACACTTACAGGGGGTAGTGCTGATAATACAATCAATGATGACTATATCGCCTACTGTTGGCATTCAGTTGCAGGATATAGCAAGATAGGGAGTTATGAGGGGTCAGGTTCAAGCGGTAAAGAGATTACTGGTTTAGGGTTTGCCCCAAGTTTTGTAATGATAAAGAATGTTGATGATACAGGGAGTTGGATAATACACGATAAAGCAAGAAGCCCAAGCAATCCATCTGTGGTTCATTTAAGAGCAAACTCAAGCGGTCAAGATGATTCTGGAACAGGTGAGCAAATAGATTTTGATAGTGATGGATTTACTTTGAATGGTACAGGTCAAAATATTAATCACGCAGAAACTTATATCTATATGGCTTTTAAATAATGAAGAAACTATTTTTTTTACTACTTAGTACATTCACATTTGCCCAAGAGGATATATATGGGTTATGGGTTAGCCAAGAGGGTGAGTATGTAACCATCAGAGAAAACAACACCTTTGAAAGGTACACCAAAGACTCTACTTTAGCAAAAGGCAATATAGAACTAACTGAAGAAGGTATGCGTATTATACGCAAAGACACCTTAGACAACTATCAGCTATGCTACTATGTGGGAAATGAAACTATGGTAGTATGTAAGCCAAGAGATGAAAAGGCTTGGTTATTTTATAAATTAAGATAACAATCGGAAAAATTAAAAAGTATTATATTTGTAAAAAATAAAGAATTATGGCATCTACTGTTTATAACGGAACAAATTTATTATTAAAATTTATCGCTGATGGCGGTACTTTGGCAACAATCGGTCACTCAACAAGTGCATCTCTTTCGTTGTCTATGGATGCCCCGGAAGCTACAAGCAAAGATTCAGGAGGTTATCAAGAGGTAATCGCCGGACTTAGAAGTGGAGAAATTAGCTTTGAAGGTCTTGTTGATTATACTGACACCCAAAACGTTCCAGCAATGGCAACACTAATGGAAAACCGTTCAAAAATTGATTGGTCTTTTGGAACTACCACAACTGGTGATACTGTTTTTTCAGGTGAAGGATTTATCACTTCAATTGAAACAAGCGGCGAAATGGAAAGTGCGGTTACCTATTCAGGAACTATCGTGACTACCGGATCAATTACAACTGCGGTCAACTCGTAATTTTAATACATAATGGGGAACAAAAGGAGGGGTTACCACGACCTTAAAATTGGTGGTAAGAATAGGACTATGCACTTTTCAATGAACTTTTGGAGTGCATTTACCGATGAATTAAACATTTCACTTGACCAATTAGGGGATATCTTTGAGGGTGGAATATCATTGAGTGTAATTCGAGAAATCATTTATTGTGGTTTATTAGCAAACGACCAAGAACAAGGCAACGAAATTGACTATAATAAATTCAAAGTCGGTGCGTGGTTGGAGGATGTTGATGCCAATGAACTTGAAAAGATTGTCACGGCAATGACTGAATCACGAATCCTTGGGAATGATTTAAATATGGGGATTCAAAGAAACCCCACCGAGGAAAAAAAAACACAAGCGAATCCGAGCAAATAACTTGGGATTCATTAGTTGATTATTTTATTGGTCAATGCGGTATTCTGCCGGGTGATTTTTGGTTAAACACTTGGAAGGAAAACCAACTATTGGGTGAAAGCCATATCATCAAACAAAACCTTGAATGGGAACGTTTGAGATATTTGGCAACACTTATCCACAACGTAAATTGCACCAAGAAAAGCCAAACAATAAAACCCCCGGATTTGTTTCCTTTGCCGCAAGATGTTTATCTCAAAAAGAACGTTCCAAGGTCAACCCCTGAGAAATTAAAAGAATTTGAAGATTTATTAGAATCAATGAAAGACATTCCAAGGGAGGTTGTTTTTTAAATTGTTAAATTTGCATTATGGCAAACATTTTAGAAGTAATAATAAATGGGGATGCAAAAGGATTAAATCAATCACTTTCATCAGCATCAGCGAAATTAAAAGCATTTGGGAGGCAGACCACCGACATTGGAAAGCGTTTGTCCACAAGGTTAACTTTACCCATCGGTTTAGCGGGTGCGGCGGCGGTAAAATCTGCAAGTAATTTTGAAAAACTACAAACATCATTAAATGTATTGACCGGAGGGGCGGAACAAGGTGCAAAAGCATTTGAAAGGCTTGTTCAATTCTCTGCAAAAACTCCTTTTCAATTAGGGGATTTAGCGGCAGTAAATAATCAATTGATTGGTTTTGGAATGTCAACAGATGATGCGTTTGATTCTTTAAAACTACTTGGAGATGTTTCAGCCGTTGCCGGTGCCGACCTTACAAGGGTTGCGGTTGCTTTTGGACAATCTGCCGCCGCCGGAAGGGTGATGCAACAAGACATCAATCAGTTTATCAATAACGGTATCCCAATTTATAAAATATTGAATGGCGTTACCGGGGCAAGTGTTGATCAATTAAGAAAAATGGGAAGTGAGGGAAAAATCACTTTTGATCTACTCAAGCAAGGATTTATTAAAGCAACATCCGAAGGCGGTCAATTTGAAAATGGTATGCAGAAACTTTCACAAACTTTTGCCGGTCAGTTTTCAACCTTAAAAGACAATTTAAATATTGCTTTAGCGAAATTTGGAAAAATACTTTTGCCAATATTAAAAGATTTAATGGCGAGTTTTACAAGTTTAATTCAAAGACTCTCAAATTTAGATAGTGACACCCAAAGATTAATTTTAACCATTGCCGGATTAGCGGCAATAATTCCACCGCTTTTGATCGCCCTTGGAAGTGTTGCAACCGGGTTTGGTGTGATCACCGGTGCGGTTGGTACATTAACCACGGTTATGGCGGCAAATCCAATTGGTGCGATTGCAATTGCGGTAACCGCTTTGACAACTGCATTTATTGAATTATTACATCAAATGAATCCGGTTGTTTCAAGAATACAAACATTCTTTAATTTTCTGAAGTCGGGTGGTAGTCCGGCAAGGTTTGCGGCACTACAAGCCAAAACAATGGCAGAGGCTTTAAAATTACAAAATGAAGAATTAAAAGAAAACAATGATGAAACAGAAAAGTCGGTTGATAATACAAAAAAATCATCAAAGGCAAATGTAAAATCAAGTAGAGCCGTAGTGACTCTTGCAAATTCTTTAGGCAAATTGCCGGGGGTTACAAAATTGGCACACGATGGACTCAAAAAGATTCCAATTGAAATGGAATATATCGGAACCGTTACCGACAGACTAAGTCAATCAACGATGAAACTTGCAATGACAATTGGCGATACTTTAGTCAATTCTTTTGAAGGTCTTATGAATGGCGAGAACTTTTTTCAATCTGTCATTAGAGGATTGATGGCTTTAACAAAAAGATTGGCGGCAGCAGCAGCAGCAGCAGCAGTTTTGGCTTTATTACTACCCGGTGGTAGCGGTAAGGTTGCAAGAGGAATGTCTTTTGGTCAAAAATTCCAACAATTGTTTTCAGGGTTTACCGGATTTGCAGATGGTGGTATCGTTTCGGCACCAACCCTTGGACTGATGGGTGAATATCCCGGTGCAAGGTCAAATCCGGAGGTGATCGCCCCCCTTGACAAATTGAAATCAATGATTGGCGGAGGTCAAACAAATGTAAATATTACCGGAGGCTTTAAGCTAGAGGGTCAAGATTTAGTCTTGGCATTACAGAGAGCCGATAGGAACAGAACAAGAATTTTATAATGGCATACGGCGAGAAGTTTTCTTTGTTGTTTTCCGATGTTTACAATAATCCTCGGAAACTTTCAATTCTACAAAAAAACTATTCCGGAACAGTTTTTCCGCTTATTGGAACAGACAACCCGGTGGTTATTAAATGGGATAACAATGATGATTTTTACAATCCAATAATCGGATCAACTTGCGAAATTAATCTTTTCGTAACTGAATCCGCCGGGGGTACAAGTTGGGATGAACTTGATGAAAATTGGAATTTAAGCGAAGTCCAATGGAATGAAACAACCGGATCATCCGGAACAAATTATGATGATTGGTACAATGCCGATGAACGAGAATACAAGGTTCAAATTTCAACCGGGGATATTAGTGGATCACCACTTTGGGACTCAATTACTGACCAATGGCAAACATCCGCCGTTGATTGGGATGATCCATCCGGTCAAGGATTTGAATTTTATTGGGAAGGATTTATTGTAGTTGATCGATATCAAGAGGCATTCACCACAACACCGTTTCCGATTAAATTAGTGGCATCCGATGGACTCGGTCTTTTGGATGGTTATGATGCACCAAACTCCAATATTGTATTGGATGGTTCATCACCAAGTCAAACAACGCAATCGAACTTTGATGAGGCTTTTTACTATGTTTATAAAATACTACAAAACACCGGACTTGATTTTGATATATTCGTTGCCAATTCAATAAGGGGTCAAGGGTTTTTGGATTCAGATGATAAAACAATATTAAACGATATTGAACTTTTTGAATATGGTGTTTTAACAAATTCAAATCTGAACTTGAATGCCAAGGATTTATTGGTCAAAATTTTAAGATCAATCAACTCAAGAATATTCCAAAGTCAAGGGCGGTGGTATATTATGAGCAACTCAAATCTGCTTGACAATAGAATTTACGAATCAAGGGAAACGGCAGTTTCAACCCCAATTGTTCAAAACATTTTTATTACATCAACCCAAAACATTCCGGCAGTAATTAATTTACAAGGATTTGATTCTGATGGCTTATCATTAACTTTTGCCATCACAGATGATGTTGATAATGGTTCGACCAATTTAAGTGGTGCCACGGTCACATATACACCAACGGCAGATTATTTTGGGCAGGATATATTTTATTTTACGGCAAACAATGGCACAAATACATCGGTGGCGGCATTTGTTCAAATAACTGTTATTGAACAAGCGGCAACTTTACCCGATGGGTCTAAAATTGTAGCACCAACATATAACGCTTTCCAAAAGTATGTCTATTTTGGAAAAACAATTGAACAATCTGTTTCAAGGTTAAAAAGTGAAATATATAATTATGGCGTAACAGATAAACAATATATCCTTGATCAAATTGGAGAACAATCAACGTATGATCCATCAAGATACAGTTATCGTAGTGTTGTAATGTCAATGGGTGCCGGTCAACTTGATGGCTCCGACCAAAATTCTTGGAGATGGGCACAAGTGGGAACAAAAATGGTTTGGTACCTTATACCACAACGACTTGGGTCGTATGGTTACAATGCCTCAAACAATACAATTGACCCGGTATTATCATCTGATTTATTTTTATATCCAAGAACTCCTGACTATAATAATGGAGTTTTTGATTTTCAAAATGGATATTATTCATTTAAGGTTGTGCCATTTGTTAACAGTTACAATATTAGTTCAAACTATCAACAAATAAAATACCACCTTGAACTTAAACTTGGATATAACGCTGGATCAACGATTCCAAGATATACTTCAAGAAATAGTTATCCGCAGGATTTAAAAGATGTAATTAGTAACTTTGGTCAAATGTATATTGTTACGGTCAGAATTGAAGATGATTACGTTGTTGAACGATACCAATTTGCAAGTAAATAATGGGAACGATAAGAAACGCACAATTAGATTTATTAACAAACTCCGGTCAGGAATTTATCCAATTCAAAAGATATGACAAGGATGGGGTTTATTTAGAAACATTAGTTGAAGATGTTTTATTAACCGCCCCGGATGAGGTCATTCCAATTGGCAATGATATGACTGTTGAGTATTTACCACCTATAAAAAAGGCGGAATATATTACAAAGGTTGATGCTTTTGAGGATGTTCATCCGAACAGTCACTTTATGTATTCAACAAGTACAAATTCATATAAATGGGTTAATTCCGCAAGTATGACTTTTGTTAGTCCGGCAGAAGGGAGTAATCCGGTGGCTTTTCCATTGAGCAAAAATGTATATGCAAGAGATTCACAAACAACCAACGCCACGACTATGAGTGCCGCAAGGGCAGCCGCACTTGGTATGATAGGAACGGCAGATGGTGACACAAGCACTTTTACAGAATCTGAGGTCAACGCAATTGCACCGGTGCCGCAAAAAAGTGATGTAAAAATTGAATTTGAATATTTTATTGATTCCGATGCTGATTTTGATTTGGAAATCGCTTTTGAATTAAAATATATTCTTTTTCACAATTCCACGGTGATTGACTATGATTATGATGCGGAAACGGCTGATTGGGTTTACAATACAAACCCGGCAGTAAAAAAAGAAAGGAATTTTATAAGGGTGCAAGACCACAATCAATGGCAAAAATTTACCTTAAACGTTCCGCCATTAGCAGTTGGTTCATTGACCGGTGACCCATTGAACATTGGCGATTATACAAATACCGTTCACGCTGATTTTCGTTTAAGTTTGCCAATAATGTTGACATCTGATGCATCAAATTTCAATCAAATATTTATCGACAACCTTAAAATATCCGAGGCGGTTCAAACAAGGTCAACGGCGATAATGGAAAACAAGTCAAGGACTACAAGTGTTATTTCTAATTTTTACCAATCAAAGGATAATATACTATCAAACGCACTTAAAAATTCAAAACACGATGGTCGGATTTTAGGCGATTATGTGACAAGAATCAGTCCAAATGCGGTCAAACCTATTGACCAACTTATCACCCAAGAAATGATAAATGACTATCGTGAATATGTCAAAAGATTCGAGGGAACGTTTTTTAACACTAACCCCGAACCAATCCCGATTTCATTGCATAATAAATTGTGGATGAACTTTCAAACGAATCAAGAACCGGTTTCATCAATTATTGATTCAATGTCTTATTCACTTAAAAAAAACGAATACAAAATAGTATGCCACATCCCAAATCAAGATGATGATGTGAGTGCAGACTTTCAAATTAAATACGAATAAAAAGTCCCCTTTTGTTTCCTTCCCCCTATTGGTTCGCTTGAATCGTAGGGGGTTTTTTAAAACTTTTTTTTAAATTATTTAGTAAAATATTTTTTAGTTTGTAAAATAAATTATATATTGCAGAATATTTAAAAACAAAAAACAATGGAAACAGTAAAAATTTTAAAAAGATTAAAAGAAAGAAAAAATTCTTTAGAGTTTCAAACAAGAATGCACACTGGACTTATTTCCCATAATTACATTGTAGAGGTTGGTGCAAATACTGTATGTAGTGTAGATGGTAAAGCTACCCTTAAACCTATAAATGGTTCTGAACTTCCTTCTCAATGGACAGCGTCTGGAGTTAAGGAAATTCAAGAAAACTGTGGATGGACTAATATGTTAGGTGATAAAATGCAGATGACCGCTATAAACTACAAAGAATGGTATGCCAAGGAACTTAAAAGCATCAATGAAACTATTGAAATGTTTGAGCCTTTAGTAAAATAATCTAAAAACAATAGGGGGCAGAAATGCCCCCATTAAAACAATTATTATGAAATTCAAAAATTTAAGTTTTATCGACCACCCCGCCACAAATGGCATAATGGCTCAAGTTTTAAACGATGAGGGCAAAAGAATATCTGTTATTGCAGGGGAAGGTCTTTATAGTGATTCCAAATTTGGACATCGAAAAGGGGTGTCTGACCCAAAAGATGCAATATCTTTTGAGGTGTTTATTGATGGCGAAGATGATGTCAGAACTTATCAATCACGGGAGGATATTGATGAGATATTGTCACAACATTTTTATCCAACTGAAGAAACAATGACTGCAAAAGAATTGGCATATAATTTACACGAAGATATGGAAATGATTTCTGCAAATCTTTCAAGGGAACTATATCCAGATATTGTAGGATATTCAAGCTTAAAAGAAGATGAGCAAATTGAAGTATTGGAAACTTTATTCAAGCAAAAAACAATTACTTGGAAATTTAATTTTATTTAAAAAATATGAACGAATTTGAAATCCATTTTATCAACGAAATAAAGCGTTTGCATATCCGCAAATTGGATGTTTTGGAATGTCTTGACATTACATTGCCAACGCTAAATTCCAAGATAAAAGAACCGGGAAGGTTTACCGTTGATGACCTAAACAAACTCAAAAAATTAAACTTTAATTTAAAACCACTAAACTTATGATGAGTGAAAACAAATCCATTTCAACTAAACTATTCCAAATTCAAAAGGAAATTGGTAAAATCACAAAGGGTGCAAACAATCCTTTTTTCAAATCAAAGTATTATGACATCAATCAATTGTTGGAACACACTTTGCCGATACTTCAAAAGAACAAGGTTGTCATATTACAACCCATCATTGAGAATGAGGTTCAAACCATTCTCAGATGCACAGAAACCGGAGAGGAGGAGGTTTCAGCCATTCCACTATCCCAAGGATTAGATGCCCAAAAGAAAGGGTCTGAAATCACATATTTTAGGCGTTACACTTTAGCATCATTATTGGCACTCCAATCTGATGATGATGATGGCAACTCCGCATCAAACAGAAAACCCCAAACACCAAAATCAAATTTTAATTCTAACACTAATATTTTTTAATTATGAGCAACGAGAAGATTTACCCAAAAGGTTTAATCACATTTCCCCCAAGGGAAAACGCACCGGATTTTGTAAAAGGTAAAATGATAATTACCTTGAACGAATTTGTCGAGTGGGCAAAAACTCAATCTGAGTATTACAAGGACTACAATGGTCAAAAGCAATTGGCATTTGATATCAAGGTAGGGGACAAAGGTCTTTACTTTCAATTGGACACCTATAAGGGTGGGGAAACAAAAACCCAAGTGGTAAAAGAGGAAAACGATTTACCATTCTAAACAATAACCGCACCCCTTAGGGGGTGCTTTTTATTTTATTATGATGCATTTTATAGTTGATGAAACCCCCGAATCGGACATTACATTTATGCAAGAACGTATCAAATTTCTTGAAAATATAATCAAGGATAAGAATGAAAAAATAGAAAACTTGGAATGCCGGGTGGACTATTGGAAAACGGAGAACGCAAAACTACAAACCAAAATTATTGTATTACAATCAAACAAATGAAAATTAAAAAGGATTCAAACGAAAATTATCATTCACGCCCGGAAATATCCGCATCCGGTTTGAAAACGATTCACAAGAAGTCGGTTTATCATTTTCTAAATCAAAGACCTTTTTCAAGTGATTCATTGGCACTTGGTACGGCAGTACACGAGGCAATACTTGAGCCAAAGGAATTTGATAAGAAATATGCCATTGTTGATTATATACCAAGAGGGGAAGGGTATATGAAAAAGAGAAAAGAGCAACAAGAAGATCACAAGGGGAAGGAACTTTTATATATTAGCAATGACAAGGAACAACCGGGGAATATCATACTGAACATCAAAAGGCAATTTATGGACAATGATTTGGCTATATTTTACACAAAGGGGGATATTGAATTGTCCCATTATGGAATGCACAATGGTGTTCCGGTTCGTGTTCGCCCGGATGTAAAAGGGAATGGTTGGATTAGCGACATTAAAACTTGTCAGGATAATTCGCCAAGGGCGTTTTTAAGGGACATTTACAATTATGGGTATCACCTACAAGCGGCATTTTATTCCGATGCATTAGGATTCGATCCCAAGAGATTTCGTTTTATTGCAATAGAAACCAAGCATCCGTTTTCGGTGGTAGTTTATGGACTCAGCGATGAGATGATCGACAAGGGTCGTTTGGCATACCAAAACGCATTGGAACAATGGAATGAATATTTACAGACCGGAATCGCAAATGGATATGGAACGAGTGAAATGGCAATGGATGGTTCTTTAATTTTATAAATATGGAAACACTTACAACTGAAATTATTAAAAAAGAAGTCGATTACTATTTTGGATTTGATATCGCAAGAAAAACAAGATTGAGGCAATTCATTGATGCCCGGTCAATTTATTATAAATTGTCAAGGGATCACGTGCGACCCATCTCATATAGTGCTATTGGCGAAAAAGTAAAAGTAAATCACGCAACCGTTATGCACGGCATAAAAACAATTGAAAACATTTTTGAGTACAATCAAGACCCATTTCTAAAAGAAAATTTTGAATCAATAGAAAAAAATATTATGCCGAATAATTTTAACAAGTATCTCACAAAAGAGGATCAATTTCAAAACGCCGTAATGCAGTATTTCAAGATGCAATATCCGGATGCATTTGTGATCCATTGTCCAAATGAGGGCAAACGAACACCATTTGAAAGATTCAAATTTAAAAAACTCGGAGGGGTTGCCGGTGTCCCGGATATTCTTTGTTTTGATTCTAAGGGCGATTATAACGGCTTAGCAATCGAATTAAAGATCAAACCAAACAAACCTACCGAAAACCAACAAAAGTGTCTTAAAACGCTTGAAAATAAGAATTGGAAAACTGTCGTTTCTTACGATTTTGATGAATGTAAACAAATAATTGATGAATATTTTGGAATCATTTGAATATATTAGTGGAGTTTATGCTTTAATTATGAGCATTGGAGTTTTAATTTTAATGTTTAGTAAATGAGTTTTCACGAATTTAAAAACGTTTTTTGGAACGAGATTGACCAACGAGTTTGGCGAACCAATACATCAATGGATGATATTTCCATCCGGTATGATTATGTTGGCAGAATGACTGAGGCAGAATTTGAATTGTTTTTGGAAATACTCTTTGAACTATTCGATGACCGTAAAATTACATTAAAACAATTTCGAGATATTTTTGTTGACCTTCGAGGATTTTGCAATCAAATTAAAGATTTAACCGAGAACTAAAATGAAACCAAACTATTATGCAATCATCCCGGCAGATGTTCGGTATGATGAGAGATTGACCCCCAATGCCAAATTACTTTACGGTGAGATAACTGCCCTTTCAGGTAAGAATGGTAAATGTTGGGCATTAAATGATTATTTCGCCAAATTGTATAAAGTAGATAAAAGGACAATTACAAGGTGGATCACAGACCTTAAAAATTGCAATTATATAACAGTAAACATCAAAAGAGATTCCGAAAATAAAATCATTGAACGTATAGTCAAAATTGTCGGGAGGTCACGACAAAATTGTCGGGAGGGTATAGACAAAATTGTCCGAGATAATAGTATAGTAAATAGTAATAATATTATAAATATTAATAACCGCAAATCAAAAACAAGCAAAAAAGTGTCTGATTATGCGGACAACTATATTAAATGTTATGATGCCATAATTAAATTGTTTCCTGAGAGAACAAGACCAAAAACAACGGCACAAAAAATCAAGTGGCTTGATACAATACGATTGGCAGATCAAAAAGATAATTGCAACCCACGGCAACTTTGGTGGATTGTAAACAAGGCAAGGAATGATTCATTTTGGCAAAAGAATGTTTTAAGCATTCCGGAACTCAGAAAATCAAAAGAGGGTAAACTCCCAAAATTAGAACAATTAATTCAAAAACTTGGAGGAAGGGAATTTGATGCACTACGATAAAAACAAAACAAAACAAACCGAAAAAAGGTGTTTGGATGCACTTTCAAAATATGGCGATTTTAAATTGTCAAAGGATCAGTATTCGCCTTTTGATTTATATGGATATACAAACAACGTAAAAACATTAATTGAAATCAAAGAACGATCTGAAATGTGGGATCGATGGTATATTGAAAAACAAAAAATTGACAACCTTAGAAAACTAAAACACAAAACAAAAGACCCCTTGAGAATTTACCTTTTAATTGTAGTTAAAAATGATGGGTTTCTTTTTAAGGTTGATGACATATTTGAAATGGGAAAAATTGAACGGATAAGAATGAACAAACAAACATCAAAAGATTTCCCTCATTCAGATATAAAAATCCGAAAAGAAATTATTAATTTTCACCACCAACTAAACTTATTAAAACTTAAATTAAATGATTGATGAATTTCTAAGCCTTGGCATTGAACTCAAATCAAATGCCAACGTACAAAAAACAAAATGTCCAAAGTGTTCTCACAAAAGAAAAAATAAATCTGATCCTTGTTTATCGGTAAACATTGAAAAGGGGGTTTATAATTGCCACCATTGTAAATGGTCGGGCAATGTAAAATTCAAACCTAAAAAGGAATATATAAAACCGGTTGAAACAAAGATTGAATTATCTGACCGGACAATTGGATGGTTTAATAAAAGAGGTATTTCGACCGCTACACTATCCCATTGGAAAATTGGCGAATCAACCGAATACTTTCCCCAAGTAGATAAAAGAAGAAAAGCGGTTAATTTCAATTACTACCGAAATGGCGAACTAATAAACACCAAATTCCGGGATGGGGAGAAGAATTTTAAAATGGTAAGCGGTGCCGAACTGATATTTTACGGCATTGACAACATCAAAGAAATGGACACCATTTACATTGTCGAAGGTGAAATGGATGCATTGTCATTATCGGAATCGGGGATTTATTCCGTTTGTAGTGTTCCAAATGGTGCATCAAAAGGAAATCAACGCCTTGAATATCTCGACAACTGTTTTGAATACTTTACTGACAAAAAGGAAATAGTTTTATGCACCGACAACGATGATGCCGGGTTGTCTTTAAGAAATGAACTCGCTCGGAGGTTCGGAAAATTTCGTTGTAAGTATGTTGACTTTGGAGAATACAAAGATGCCAATGAGGTACTCACCGAAAAAGGATCGGAAATACTTCGGTCAATATTAAAAGAAACCAAGTCATTCCCACTTGAAGGGGTGATCAACATCAACGACATTTGGCAAGATGTAATCAACTATAATGAAAAAGGAATAGTCAACTACTCAATTCAACTTGCGGACTCTGATGAGTGGTTTAAAATGGCTTTTGGGGAGTGGTCAACCATTACCGGCATACCCAATTCAGGAAAGTCAGATTTTGTCGATCAAATATCTTGCAATCTTGCACTTAAATATGGATTTAGAACGGCATACTTTTCCCCGGAATCTTTTCCGTATGAAAGTCACATAAAACGATTAGCAAATAAGCTAAATGAAAAGCATTGCACAACTGATGATCTGAATCGTACAAAAAATTTTATTGAAGAGCATTTTTACTTTGTGAAAATAGACCTTGAAAATCTAACCCTAAAATCGATACTTGATAAATTCCGGGAACTCGTATTTCAAAAAGGTGTCAACGTTTTAACAATAGACCCTTGGAATATGCTTGACCATTCGGCACAAAAAGACCATTCATATATCGGTAGGGTACTTTCTGAGATAACACAATTCGTACAACAGACAAACACCCATCTTTTTTTGGTTGCACACCCAAGGAAAATGGAATCCGACAATGGTGTTTTTAAAATACCAACGCCCTATGATATATCCGGGTCATCTGACTTTTTCAATAAGTCTTATAATTGTCTTACTGTTTACCGGTCAATCGGCGAACGAACAATGTATGAATCCGATTCGGTGCAAGTACATATCCAAAAAGTAAAAAGAAAAGAAAACGGAAAACAAGGATATTTCACCGTGGCACCGGACTTTAAAAATGGTGGGGTGTATAAACCTATCGATGAAAAGAAAAACAGAATCACAGTCGTAAAAGATACAATACCTTTTTAATGAATTTAAACGAATATTACAACGCTTTCCGTTGGTGCGAAAGCAATTCCATCCGATGTTATCCAAAACCCCAAGGAAAGGAATATATTTTGGTTTATGAGATAAATGGACAACCCAAAACATCCGGCAAAACATATTCCAAAAAAGAATATGACACCAAGTGGAAAGAATTTTATATTTACCTTTACAAAAAATTTAAAGATGTTTGAAGTTGAATTTTTTCCCCTCTACGGTTTCACGGTTGGTTTTAATTATTCAAACGATGACCTTTTAGATATAAACGAGGAAAAAGATTTTAAACACACCATCCAAGTGTTTATTGGAATATTTGGGTTCAACATTAATTGGTACATTGACAAATAAAAAAGGGAATGGGAAAAAGGGTAAACATTTCGGTGATCAAACCGAATGAGGAAAATCCTCGTTTTATAACTGACCAAAAATTCAAAAAGTTAGTTAAATCAATAAAAGAATTTCCTCAAATGCTTGAAGTCCGACCACTTGTCGTGGATGAGGACTTTATGGTATTGGGTGGAAATATGCGTTTAAAGGCTTTAAAATCTGCCGGTGTTTTTGAGGTGCCAATCCAACAAGTCAAAGGATGGACTGATGACCAAAAAAAGGAATTTATAATCAAAGATAACCTTGGTTATGGCGAATGGGATTGGGATATTGTTGCCAACGATTGGGACATACAAAAACTAAAAGATTGGGGAATGGATTTGCCGGATTTTCCTGACCCCGAACTTGATGCAGAGGAAGATGATTATGAGGAACCAAATGATTTGCAAGTGGATGTCGTTTTAGGCGATCTAATAGAGATTGGAGAGCATCGACTTTTATGCGGTGATTCAACTGATGCTGAGCAAGTGGTAAAACTAATGGATGGAGAGAAATGTAATTTAATTACAGACCCTCCTTACGGAATAAACGCAAATAAACAAACATTAGGAACTGGTAAAAAACAATTTTACAGAGGCGATTCTTGGGATACAGAAGTGCCTAACTTTTACTATATACTTACATTAGTTAATAAAGCTATTATCTGGGGCGGTAATTATTTTACAGAGAATCTTAAGGTATCTAATGACTGGCTATGTTGGTATAAAAAAAATGACAATCTATCATATTCAGAGTTTGAATTAGCTTGGACTAATATAGGAAATAATTGCAGACACTTATCGCATCATTGGGGAAAGGAATCTAAACTGCATCCAACAATGAAGCCCATTAAGGTTATAGAGTGGTGCATAAATATGCTTGATAACAAACCAATACTTGATGTGTTTCTCGGTAGTGGCTCAACAATGGTTGCAGCACACCAACTTAAAAGAAAATGTTATGGAATGGAACTTGATCCAAAATACTGTCAAGTGATAATTGATCGGATGATAAAACTTGATCCAAGTATTGAGGTTAAAATCAATGGCAAAAAATATCACTAATTTTGTAATATGAAACAAAATGCAACGGCTATAAAAAAGAAAGCAATGATCGAGGCATTGGAAAAAACACTTGGTGTGGTTACAACTGCCGCAAAGATGGTTGGCATTGATAGGGTTACCCATTACCGGTGGTTGGATGCCGATAAGGAATATCGTGAAAATGTTGATGATGTTCAAAATGTTGTTTTAGATTTTGCTGAATCGGCATTGCATAAGATGGTTGAAAATCACAACCCGGCGGCAACTTTATTTCTATTAAAAACAAAAGGAAAAAAACGAGGATATATTGAACGCCAAGAAATTGCCCACGAAGGAAATGTCCAATCTACACTAATAGAATGGAAACCGGCAGACAAAGAAAAGTAGAACAAAAGTGTAATCGCCAATTCTACGATTTAATAAATTCAGATAAAAGATTCAAAGTCCTACAAGGGGGGACTCGAAGCGGAAAAACATACGCCATCTGTCAATATGTGGCGTACATTCTAACGACTGCAAAAGAGCCATTGACCATTTCCCTTATAAGAAAAACATTACCGGCGTTAAAAGGGTCTATTCAAAGGGACTTTATTTCTATATTAGAACAGACCGGGATGTATTTCGATGGCAATCACAATAAAGCCGAAAACACTTTTAGGTATGGCAAACACCTTGTTGAATTTTTGTCGGTTGATGACAGTCAGAAAATCCGAGGGCGAAAAAGAAATATTGCCGTGTTGAACGAGGCAAATGAATTGTTGCTTGAGGACTTTCGCCAAATCAATATGCGTACCACCGACAACATCATTATGGACTTCAATCCATCCGACCCGGTGCATTGGATATATGATGACATCATCCCAAGGGAGGATTGTGATACTTGGATTACAACCTACAAAGACAATATGTTTTTGTCCGATGATCTTGTTTATGAGATTGAAAGGATGCGTGAGCGTGATCCGGATTATTGGAGGGTGTTTGGCGAAGGGCAAAAGGCAGTCTTTTCCGCCCGGCAGATATTCAACAATTGGAACTTTATTCCCCACAAAGATTTCCCGGAATTTGATTTGCATACTGAGGCGGTCATTGGATTGGATTTTGGATTTAGCAACGATCCCTCAGCGGCATCAATAATTTTCCGAAAATCAGATAAATTGTATGTTCACGAAATCTTGTACAACACCGGAATGACTAACGGTGACATTGCTGATTATTTCAAGGCAAATGGTTATGATCAAGTGTTAACGTTTTATGATAGTGCCGAACCCAAGTCCGGGGAGGAACTCCGAAGGGCGGGTTTATTATGCAAACCGGCAATCAAAGGTCAAGGGTCAATCACCGCCGGTATTTCGTTACTCAAGGAATACGATGTCATCGTGAGCCAAGAATCAAAAAACATATTCAAGGAATACAATGGATACTATTGGGAACAGTTAAAAGATGGCACAATCATAAACAAGCCGGTTGACCGCCTAAACCACCAAATGGACTGCCTTAGATACGGAGTTTATTCCCAATATAGTAAGCGAAATGATTTCTTTGTTATTTAATTATTATTTTTGTAAAAATATAGACTTTAATGGCATCACTATTCGATAATTTCAAAAGGCTCGTGACTAAAAACAGTCAAGCCACAAATCAACTATTTAATCGGGCGATTTACAACTTTTTAGGCGATACAATAATCACGAGTGCCGAAAACGATGATTCTTATATCAACAAGGGATATCGTTTCAACTCAACCGTTTATTCGATTGTCAACCTTATAACAAAGGCGGCATCAACGGTGCCGTTCCAAGTTTATGAGGTGCAAAGTCAAAATTCCCTTAAAAGATATAAGGCACTAACATCAAACGGATTTGATGCCAACGCAACCCACAAGGCACAAGTCATTTTGAAAAATGAAATGATCGAATTGGAGGGAACAGAAATCCACGAACTGTTAAACCGACCAAACCCGGCACAATCTTACGCATCATTTTTGACTGAGGTCATTGCATTTGGTAAGTTAACCGGAAACCGTTATATCTACGGAATTACACCGGAGAGGGGTGCAAACCAATCCAAGTATGGCGAACTTTATGTTCTACCAAGTCAATCAATGGAAATACATTCCGGTGGCTTTATGAAACCGGTTGACCATTACACATTGGAATATAATGGCACATTTAAAATCGATTCCGATGATGTTTGCCACATAAAAGATTTCAATCCTTATTTCGATGGGTCAGGACAAAACCTTTATGGTATGTCCCCACTTAGGGCGGGACTTCGCTCAATGGATGCCAACAATGAGGCACTAACCACCGGAGTCAAATATCTACAAAACCAAACTGCAAGGGGTGTTCTTATGTCCGAGGAAGGAGATTTGAATGAGGTACAAGCCAAGCAACTCAAGGAAAAATTCAGACAACAATATCAAGGTTCAAACAATGCCGGGGATGTTATCATTACCCCCAAGAAATTGTCGTGGGTCAACTTTGGACTAAACGCCGCAGACCTTTCCCTTATCGAACAGTACAACACCACCATCAAAGACCTTTGCAACGTTTACAATGTCCCGGCGGTATTGCTTAACAATGTTGAATCGGCAACGTACAACAATATAAAAGAGGCACGAAAAATGCTATATACTAATGCGGTGATCCCGGAACTTATGAAAATAAGGGATGAACTGAATCGTTGGTTGGCACCAAAGTATGGCGAAAAGGTGTTTATTGATTTTGATTATACCACTATTCCGGAACTGCAAGAGGAAACCGATAAGGTGGTTGCCCAAATGTCCCAAGCGTGGTGGCTTACACCAAACGAGAAACGAGCGGCGATGTCTTATGGTAAGGATGAGGAAAACGAAAGAATGGATGAATATTACATCCCGGCGAATCTTTTGCCACTTGGTGATTCTGATATGCCCGATATGACAC